GACTGTGCGACGGTGATGAACTCTTCCGCGATGACGATCGACCAGCCGCGCCGGAGCGCGGCGGCCGCGGCATAGGCCGGGACGCTGTCGCCGACGGCGTTGACCTTTTCGCAGACATCCGCGAACGGGTCGCAGCCATCGGGCACGCCGTATTCCAACGCCCAGAGGTCGAGCGTCTCGACCGCCGTCGAGCAGAAGAACTCGTCGACCAGCGCACACATCCGCCGGTCGGCCTCGCCCGCGACCTCTCCGAACGCGTCGAAGAAATCGCCCATGGTCGAGCCGGCGATCGCATCATGGCCGCCATGGCGCCAGGCATCGCCGCGCGGCCGCAAGGCGGCGATCGAGGCGGAGACCTCGGCATCGCTCGGGCAGATCATCTTGCCCTCACAGGAAGGTGGGAGTGCCGGGAACCGCGGTCTGGCCGGGGCTCAGCGTGATATTGGCCGCGGGCGTCACCAGCACATGGCTCTCCTCGCCGGTCGCATTGGCAATCGCCTGCCAGATCCAGCTTCGCGAGAAGCCGGCCGGCACCGCCAGGAAGGGCATGGAGGGGTGCCGCACCGACCAGCCGGCGACGCGGCTGTTGCGGAAGAAGGTCGTCGCAACCTCCGCCACGACCGCGGCCCGGACCTCGGGTGTGTCCGGCGTCAGGTCGTCGATGCTGTAATCGACCGGCACAGCCTGTGGAATGCGCACCACCGCCTTGCCGGCGCCGGGGCCGGCGCTGCGCAGGGCGTTCAGCACCGCGATCCGGTCGCTTTCGAGCGGGATGCCGTTCGGGCGGGTCAGGTCGAAGAAGGGATAGACCACGACCGTCGCCCGTCCGGCTCCGAGCGGATCGATGAAGGCGCGCGTCACGCCGGGAACGGCGAGCGTGTATTTCAGCCAGTCGGCCGGCGAGCCGGCATGGTCCGGAAAGGCCTTGGCGAGAAGGAGGCGCGAGCGATAGGCCTGATGGCCTTCCGCGTCGGCCGCTCCGCCGAGGCCGCCGGCATCGACCGCGAAGGTCGCAGCACCGGTCAGGCCGGTGCTCGCGGTCAGGGCCGCAGCGGCGGCCGTCGCGCCGATCGCGCCGGCCTCTGTAGCCGTGACCTGCACGGTCGCGGTTCCCGCACCGGCCAGCGTCACGCCGGCATCGACCGTGAAGGTCACGCCGTCGGAGCGGGAGAGAACCGCCCCGGTCGCCAGCGCCGCCGGCCCGGTCGCGGTCATCACCACGCCGCCCCTGGCCTGCGCCGCGCCCTTGCGCGGCACCGGAGGCTTCATCTCGGCGCCATGCCGGTCGAGCAGCTCGGGCGCGCAGGTCAGGACGAATTTCTGGTCGGCGGCCCAGGCGAGCCGCTGATGCAGGTTGGAGAACTCGCCGGCGATGACCTTGGCCGTCGGGCTGAGATTGTTGCGGGCGAGCGCCGCGTCGGCGCCCTGCAGCTTGCCGGTGAAGGCACGCATCACGCGCGTCACCAGCGCCTGCAGGGTCGGCGTCGTCCAGGCCATCGGTGCAACCCTCTCCTAGCGAAGTTCCTGCCAGAGGCGCCCGTAGCGCTGGCTGTACTGGAGGGCGCCGTCACGCCCGTAGATGTCGACTGTGAGCCAGACGCCGCGGCGCGGTGTCTCGATCAGGCCGGAGGTGACGGTGACCCGGGCCGCGACCTGGTCGCGTATCATCCAGGCCAAAGCCTCTTCGGCATAGATCCTGGCGAGATTGGCGATATCCTCGGTCGCGATCTCATTGGCGAGCAGCCAGAGATGGCTGCCGATCTCCTCGGGCTTTTCGCCCTCGGGCGCGATCGCATCGCCCCACCAGCCGCGCCGGTCGACCACGTCAGGCCGCCAGCCTTCCGGCGCCCGCCTGTCGGTGAAGAGCGATATGAAGACGGCACTGGCGAGCTGCTGCGAAGCGTCGAGCCCGCCCGGATTGACCGGGTCGCTGGCCGGCGCCACGCGCCAGTCGCCGAGCCCCTCTTCCTGCGACCAGAAGGTCGACCAGACGAGCGCCGGCGTTTCGGCCGCCTCGCGGCTGATCGCGATGCCGTAGCTCATGCCGAACCCTTGAGAGAGGCGGTCAGAGAACCGCGAAGACCTTGCTGGACAAGCCGCTATCGGTCGCGACGCGGGCGCCACCCTCCCCGCCGAGATCGACGCGGGTCGGCGTCATCACCACCTTGAGCCCGCTTGCGAGCGCGAATTCGACGCGCTGGTCGGAGAGCGTCGCCGTCATGCCGCCGCGCTTCAGGGTGATGTTGCCGGTCTCGGCCTCGACCTCGATGCCGCCGGCCTTGGCGCGCATCTTCACGCCATCGGCGCCCTTGGCGAAGATCACGTTCCCGGAGGAATCGTAGAGCACGGCCGAGCCGTCGGGCGATGCCACCGGGCGCTTGTCGCTGTCGAAGCCGATCGCGCGCAGCCGATCCGAGGACCCGATCCGTTCGAACCAGCCGGTCGCGCCGATGGGTGGCACGCTTGAGAAGCCGTGCGGCTGGTCGCGCAGCACCTTGGTGAAGGTCTCGCCGCGATAGCCGCGCACCGTCATGGTCTGGCCGCGGGCGCTGTCGTCGATCGAGACGATCTCGCCGCGGGTGAAGGTCGAGGCCTCGCCGAATTCGGTGACGCTACTCATCGTCGCCGCCTGCCTTGCCGGTATAGTCCGTGCCCTTGCTGGCCTTGCCCTTCTTGCCGCCCATGCTGCGCGGATCGACGAGGCTGAGAGTGGCCTGCGTGCCGGCGCTCGATTCGTCGGACTGGCTGAGCCTCACCTTCTTGATCAGCATGTCCTGCACCACGTCGAGCGTCGGGATTTCCGTGAAGATGAGCCAGCCCGGCGTCCAGATCTTGCCGGCCTCGTCGCGCCAACCCTGAAGCGTGACCTCGCAGGTCATCCCCTCGCCGCTTGCGCGATCGCGGTGCCATTTCGCCCGGTCGCGGGCATCCTGCTTCCGGATCAGCTCGGGCGGGACGATGATCTTGACCCGCTTGCGCTTGATCGTGTCGTCTTCGGCCTCGGCCTCGATCCGCAGATCGTCCTCGCCATAGCCATCGGGCGCCTGCGCCCTGACCTTGACCTTCGAGAATTTCCTGCTGTCGTCATGGACGGCCGAAGCGTCGAGGATGTTGAGCCCCTCGCTCAGGCTGCCGGCATGGCGCTTCGCGCCGGCCTTGGCGAATTTGAGATTGCCCTCGGGCGTGTCGCCGATGGCGAAGCCTTCCTTGCGCGAAAGCCTCCGGGCGAAGGTGTGGACCGTCTCGCCCGGCCGGATGCGCTTAACCGGCTCCTTGGCGTGCGGGAGATCGCTCTCGACCGCGATGCCGAAATCCCGGGCCAGCGCGCCGACGATGCCCTTGGCGTCCTGGTCGCGAAACTCGCCGGTCTCGTGCTCGGCACTCGAATCGACCAGGTCGCCGGTCTTAGAGCGACCGGCGATCGGCAGTTCCTGCTCGGCCGAGCGCAGGGCGGGCGAGCGCTTCTCGACATGGCCGGTCAGCAGCAGGTCGCCGCCATCGGCGCCGAAATCCGGCGAGAACCCGTCGCTGGCCAGCGCGTGGATGGTGACGGCGGGCGAGCCGCGCAGCGCCTTCAGCAGGTCGACCTGCGACAACGCGGGATGCTTGACCTTGGCCTCGAAATTCCGGGCCGCCTCGTCCATGGCGATCTCGATCGCGATGGTCAGGGGGCGGAGCATCAACCCCGCCACCTTCAGCGTCACGATCTCGAAGGCCATGGAACACCGTCTTGCTCGGGCTTGACCCGAGCATCTCGGGCCGGATGAGCCGCCGCCCGGGCGGCCGATCGTCACATTCAGGAGGCAAGCGCCTCGAAGCGTTCCGGCAGGAAGCCGGGATGAACCGCGCCGGAGCGCCGCACCAGATCATCGGCGCGGCCCGGGTCGCCATAGAGCGACCAGGCCCAGACCAGGGCCGGCAGCGGGCGATTGGCCGAGACGGTGATCAGCGGTGCGAGATCGGCCTCCTGCCGCTGCGCCAGCTCGGCGACGATCCCGGCCATGGCCGAGAGGCTGTCCAGCAGCTCGAGCCCGGCCCGGCCGATCCGCGCCAGCGCATCGTCGAAGACGGCCATCGCTTCGGACCGCGCCGCCACGGCTTCGGGCCGGTCGGCATAGGTCCGGCGCGCCTGCGCCTCGCCGAGCGCCAGCGCGCGGGCGGTTGCCGTGATCGCGACCGCGACAGCCGCATTCTCGGCAATGGTGACGGCGGTTCCGCGGCTGACCTGGGCCGCCGGCGCATCGGGTGGTGGGCCGAGATCGGCGAGCACACCGGCCAGCAGGTCGGGATCGGCCGCATCGCCGATCGCGACAGCGACCGCGGCGACCGCGCGGCCAAAGCCGGCGGGATCGGCAGGCAGATCGGCAAGTGCCAGGGTGGCGCCGTCGAGCGCCACAGAAACCGGCGCCCGCGCCTCCGGCGAGAGCCGCAGCAGGTCGGCAATGGCGGTCATGTCGCCAAGAATATCGGCCCCGGCCTCGATCGCGGCCTCCAGTACCGTGACGGGGAAGCCGACGAGCTGCAGGCCAGCCATGGCGAAATCGGCCAGGGCATCAGCCACCGGCCCGGCAGCCGCAAACAGGTTGGCGATCAGCGCGTTCGGCGAGAGCCGGCCCGGCGCCAGGTCGGGCTCCGCAACGGCCTCGAGCGAGATGGTGAGACAGCCGAGCTTGTCCTTGGCGAAGCCGGCGCGCGCCTTGGTCAGGCGCACCAGGCGGGAGCCCCAGACCGGCAGCACCAGCAGGCCGCGATGACGGCTCTCGGCCGCGTCGAGCAGAAGACCCGACACCGCCTCGGCCGTATCACCGACCAGATAGGCCTCGATCTCGAACTTGCGCGGGTTGGGGCCGAAGCTCTCGTTCAGCCAAGCGCCGTTCGGGATGGTCGGCGACGCGACGCGATGCCCCGCTTCCGGCTCGGCGGTATCGACATGGAAGCCGATGCCGTTAAACGAGGCGCGGCGCAGCCGGCGCAGATCGAAGACCATCGGGCAGCCTCTAAGAAAAATCCGCCCCGACACGGCTGCGTCGAAGCGGATTGAACCATGGCCAGAATAGGCACAAGTGCCATTCTCGTCAAAGCGGCCAATAACTTCGACGAAACAACGACTTATGACGCATTATTTACTGCGCAGAGCCATGCCTCAGGGCGAGCATGGTCGCGCGCGGGACCAGAACCGCTTTGCTCTGGCGACCATTGAAGGCCATCGCTTTCTGGGTGCGGGTCGCTCCATCGAGCAGGATCAACGCCCGCCGCCATTCGCCGGCCCATTGCGTCCCGGAGAACGCCGCCCGCAGGAACGGATGTTCGTCGGCGACTGCAACCCGTTCTGGAAAGCTTCCGGGTCCAACCCAGATGCCGTGATCTTTCAGTGCCGGAACCGAGGCCTTATCCCGCATGGCGAGATCAAGCATCATGCCGATCGTGGCACCGGAAGCGCCCTCCATGCGCAGAAGATGCCGCATGCAGCCCGCCGGGTCATCATCCGGCGTATCGGCCAGTTTGCCGATGGCATAGCGCCGCAGGTTGGGAAGGGTCTTGTCCTTTTCCCAGAGGCGGCGTGCGGCATCGGGGCCGTACACACGAAGCGCGGTGCTAATCAGACGGGAGGCCGTGTCGACCTTGCGGAGCGGGAGCCCCCAGACCGAAACATCATCCACGCCGACATCATCAATCGCGAAGACGCCATTGCGGCGGAGCGCCGGCAACACCTCATGCGCCAGCCATCGCTTGAAGGTCTCAGCCCGCTCCGTGCGCGAGGTGAAGACAAGGCGATAGACGCCGGGCTCGGAAATGATGGTCATTTCCTGGCCGCCGCCAAGGGTGTCCACATTGGTGACACCCTTTTCATCGGCATCAAGGCGGCTGAGCGCATCCTTCGAGTTCTTGATCGCGAGAGCGGCGCATACGTCTCGACCGACGAACCACGGCTCTTCATCCCGTAGATAAGTGCGGATCTTAGCGTCTTCGAACTGGAAAACGGCAGGAACTGTCATTGGTGCCTCCATCGGCTCCGGCCCTGACAGGCCCGGAACGCACGGGTTCGCTTTCGCGAGACCGGAGCCGATGAAGCTCGGGAATCTCGCGTTCATCACCGCCCTGTCAGGAGCGGATTTCGGCGGCCAGGCGCTGCTCAATGAGACGAGCAAGGTCTGGATCGCAATGGAAGGCAGGATCCGTGCAGATGCCGAAGCGCATCGGGAC